TTATTATAACAAAGAAAAGTTTTGGTTCCCAGATCCAAACATGCTTCTTGCCACAATAGATGTAACTGAACAATCTAAATTGTTCAGCTTAGTTAACTTAAGCCAAAATCCAGTAAGTGTTATTGTAAAGAAATCTTTGGATGCTAGACTTCCTATTAAAGGATTTGATATTACAGCTCAAGAATATTTTGGGGCTAACAATGTTCCAAATTTTATGAATCCGTATGATTATATCTCCGATTATTTCGTAGATGTTATCGTAGTAAGTGGTAATTGGACTAAATACCAAGAACTTTCTTTAGATCCTATTTACTCTTCCTATTTCACATCAAAGGGATTTGTAAAAGCACAGATTGATAATTTCTTGGCTCTAAAAGAGGTAAACGTTGTTTTAAGTGTAACTGGCTGTTTAATCCCAGATTTCGTTGACCAAAACGGAATTACACAATACATTAAAACCCTAATCAATAATCAAGTAGGACAAACAGGAGTACTTTGCGCAGTTAACGAGGAAGCTTTAGATGATTTATCATCAGGAGATTACTCTTATATAGATCTAGTTGGTCACCACCTAACAGGTGCTTTAAATCCAGCTAATCCTGAAATCAATGAAATAGATTTCTTAAGCTATAGTTCACCACTTACTGCAGATTTTACATACACCCAGAACAGTAACACTATAACAGATCTTGATAGTCCTTATTCAGATCTTATCGAAATTGGAACAACATTTGTCGACGCTTTTGGATCACCTAGTGTTGATGGCGTATTCGAAGAAGATTTTGCAGCATATAGCTCTACAAATCTTGATTCTGGATTGCCATACCTACAGACTAATTTCTTGGGAGCAGATGCTGCAAGCAGAAAAACTGCACTGAAGAATTTCTTAGCAGTTACTGCAACATCTCCAGCAGCTAAATACATAATCGGTAAGGTTACTGGGAATATTTCAGGAAACGTTGAAGCTAAAAAAGCTTTCTCTGCTAATGATATAGTTAAATTAAAGGTTGAAGAGGTAAAAGAAGTAACTGTTTCTCCTGGAAATGTACAGCTTAGAATTAAATGGTCACACCCTTTATTTAAGGCTGCTTCTCCTCTAGTTTCACCTTATTACAGAACTAATTTAGGTGGAAGTCACTATCAATTCTGTAAAGCAGATTACTTTGATAGATTTGATCCAATCGAAACAAGTCCTGGACCTCTTGGAAGTCCAACACCTATAGGTGTTCAAACTTTAGGAAACTTCACATATTTTGGTTATGCAGAATCTAAGCTATTCTTGGATCACAAAAATGGTTTAGTTAGCGATGGTGATGTTATCTATAAAGCATATGATGGATCATCAGTTCAATATGTTAAATTCGAAAACTCTGTAGATAGGGACGGATTTGAAACAGTCGAAATGAAATCTTATGTTGATGCTGATTTCACAACAGCAGAAGCAGCGGTTGCTTTAGGGGTTAGCTTTAAAACATCTTCCGCAGGATCTTCAGACACTGTAGATTCTGATGAAGTAAACGTAGTATCAATTGCAGGAAATCTAAATCAGTTTGTTAACGTAATTTCGGTTATTTCAACAAACCAAGTGGAGGTATCAGTTACTGAGGTAGCTGCAACATCTCTTAAAGTTGGTGATCTTCTAGTATCGCAAGACGTTGATCTATTTGAAAATTCAGTTGGTACTAAGCTTAATAGATTAACAAGAATTATAGAATCTAAAAAAGTAGCAGTTCCAGGATCTCCAGGAAACTATACAATTTATGTAAAAACTGATAGACCTATCCTTCTTTACTCAGGAGCTAATGCAAGAGTAAATAAGTTTAGACCAATACATCAATTCGTGGAAACCTATAAGATGTCATATCTTCCTGGATTTCAGCTTAAAACATCACACAAGCCTAATGGATCTGATGATAGATTGGACGAAATCCTAGACGTTTTAACAACTACCAACATTTCTAGAACACTTGCTGATAGAAACATTATCACTTTCAGATATATTGTTGACACCTTTGATGGGCAGATTCAAACCAATTCTAAACATCAACTAGCTAAATTAGCTAAGGACAGACAGAAATGTCTTGCAATAATTAATGCTCCTTCAATGGAGAAATTCAAGGAGTCTATAGATCCAAGATTTACTGACGCACCTTCGGCAACAGAACCAGCTCCTTTGTTAAGAGCCAAGTACATTGCAGAGGGAGGAAATCTAGAGCTAAATCCTTCATTTAGATTTACTTTACCTGATGAAGACAGCGGAGCTAAATTCTGCGGTGTATTCGGACCTTTCTTAACCATAAGAGAGAATGGTAAAAACTTTAACATTCCTCCAGCTGCACACGTAAGTAATAACTTTATCAGAAAATTTGTTACAGGTGAACCTTATTCTATCGTAGCTGGTCAAAAAAGAGGGGTACTTTCAGGATCCAACTTAGTTGGTCTTGAATATGACTTCTCCCAAGATGATAGAGATTTCTTAGAACCTTTTGGATTTAACCCAATTATCAGAAAGAGAAACATAGGATTAGTAATATTTGGTAATCAAACTGGATATCAAAGAACTAACTCAGCGTTTAACAATTTGCATGTTAGGGATCTTCTAATTACTCTTGAAGAAAGCGTTGAAGATATTCTTTCAAATTACGTATTTGATTTCAATGAAGATTCAATCAGACTTGAAATTAAAACGATTGTAGACAATTACTTAAGCGGTGTTAAAAATGTTGGAGGTATCTATAACTACCTAACTATTATGGATTCTTCTAACAATACTCCAGCTATTATCGATCAAAACTTAGGAATTATCGATATCATACTCGAGCCTGCTAGAGGCATTCATAAGTTTATCAACAGAGTAACTGTTACAAGAACTGGCGGTATTGCTTCTGGAGGTTTCATCCAATTCAGTTAATTTGATGAATACAGAAAAGAGGAAATATATAAAATAAAAAATGGCAGGATTACCACATTATACGTCTTCGAAAGCAGCGGTGAACAAATTCGAACCGATTTATACAAATCAGTTTGAGGTTGTTATCACCCCTCCTGCTTCCGTGGTTCCCTCTCAGGGAAATCCTAATAATGGCAACATCCTTTTAGAACACGTAAAAAGTGTAGAGGGATTGGGTGTTGATCAGAATCCAGGAGAAGTAGCTCAGCAATATAAAAATGCCAAGAGATATTACTCAGGGGCAAGACCTACCCAAACAGGATTTGATTTAACAATCAACTTTGAGGTAAACCTAGACGAAAATAATTCCATGTACGTTTTTAAAACTATGAGACAGTGGGCAGATTTAATCTACAATCCGCTTACAGGAGCTCAGGGTTTGAAAAGAGATTATACTGGTACCATAGTAATTAGCGCATTTAATAAGGCAGGTGACGTTTTTAGAAGAATCACATGTAAAGACTGCTTTCTTATGTCAAGTTTAACCCCTATGGAACTCAACTACACTAACACTCAGATTTTTAGTTTGAGAGCTCAGTGGGCAGTAGATTATTTTGATGACGTATTTTTATAATAATTAAATAAAAAATGGCAGGACTACCACATTTTACAAGTTCAAAAGCAGCAGTAAGCCTTTATGAACCGGTTTATTTAAACCAGTTTGAGGTTTTAATTCAACCACCTGCAGCAGTTTCAAACCCTGTGGGAAATGCAGGTAGAACCCTTCTGGTTGAAAATATAATCTCTATCACTGGATTAGAGGTTGATAAAACACCTAGACCGGTAGAACAAAATTATAAATTTGCAAGGAGAAGATATGCAGGAGGAGCAGTAGAAGATACTGGTGCTAAGATTAGATTGCAATTCCACACAAACTTAGATGACAATAACTCTAACTATGTCCACAAAACATTAAGAGAATGGTCAGATCTAGTTTACAACCCTTTGACCGGTGCTATGGGAATTAAAAGCATATATGCCGCTAACACTTACGTTTTAGTAAGCATGTTTAATAAACAAGGTGATGTTTTTAGAAGAGTTAAATTTTTAAATTGCTTCCCAACTGAAGCAATTACACCTATACCTTTATCATATGAAGGAGGGGGAAACAGACTTTATGATATAAACATATCTTTCAGAGCTGACTACTTCGAAGACACATTCAATTAAAAGTTCACATTTTAGAATATATAAAAGGCTTATCCACCAATAAGCCTTTTTTATTGATTTTTTTGTAAAGAAGAAGAACATTATCCAAACATGGACGAAGGTGATAAAGAATCTAGAGAAATACAAGAAGAAGGAGAAAAGGATGATCCTTTTCAGAGATACATCTCTAATGTTAGCGATGTTCTTTCTCCCATTTGGTTACGACGCTTTATTCAAGTTAATCATGGATTTAAGTGGTTCATATTGGGTTGCAGATATCGTTTTTTATTCAATTTCAGGCTGTTTTTGGTTGTCGTATATTTTGCTTACGAGACATTTAAATAGAACAAAAAAGACTTAGCACATTCCTATCCCGAATTTTATTTTAAACATCCTACTACAAGTAAGGATAGATAAAATAGAATTGTTTTTATGGAAAATACTTTTGAAAACGAAATGCTTTCAAGACTTTCTGAAAAAGAAAAAGAAAGCGGATTAAACTATGAGGAGTTAGCTCCCCCACAGCAGGAAATTCCAAAATCTTTAGGAAAGGCATCATTTGTTGAGGAGAGTCTTTCAGAATTAGCTATGGAATCCCCATGGAAAAAATTACCTCTAGAGAATTTACCATCTCAGGGTTTTGGATATCCGGAGGAAACTGAGCTTTCTATCAGATCTGCAGAGGTTTCTGAAATTCGTCACTTTTCAACAATAGACGAGAATGATCCCATAGATATAGATGATAAAATAAATCATATAGTTTCTAAATGCTCCTTGTTCAGATGGAAGGGTGGAGTTTTGAATTTTCAAGACATTTATCAGGAAGACAGATTTTATATTTTCATGGCAATTAGGGATTTGACATTTGTGAAAGGGGAAAATAGAATTTTCATTCCTATACAAAATAAATGTACTAAAGAGGATTGTCCAATTCCATCCGAAATTGAATTGACATCAGGAGTACTTTCCAATTTTTCTTTAGATGCTAAACTTAAAACGTATTACGATCACGAAAATGGATATTTTCAACTAACACCTAAAAATGGTGAATCGCCTATACAGCTTTTTATCCCGACTATTGGGGTTTCACAAAAGATAAGAAAAATTCTAAGAGACAAAGTAAAAGCAGGAAAAAATTATGATCCCTCCTTTGCTACTATTTCTCCCTTTGTAATTCCTAATTGGAGAGATTTAGATGAAAGATCCTATGATTCCTACGAAATGATTTCTAAAAACTGGACATACACACAGTTTGTTTTAGCTGACAATATTTCCAAACAGATAACATTCGCTACAAAGAATAATCTGTCTGTAGTTTGTAATAAATGCGGTGCCGAGGTCACTGCCCCTATCCGATTTCGCGGAGGAATCAGATCCCTTTTCATTGTTTCAGATATCTTTGGACAACTACTTTGAGATCAAAAGAAAATTAGCCAAGGATCATAATATCTCTTTCTCTGAGCTAGAAAAACTTCCTTATTTTGAATACCAGATCATCTTGGAAAAAATTAATGCTGAGATAGAAGAAAAGAACAAGAAGATTATGAAGGAGAAAGATGGCATGGTGCCAATTTTTAATTTAAAGCAGAAGTAAACCTTTAATATATAGAGCAAATAAGGTTTAGATTTGGCAATCATTAACTCCGAACAGGTAGATCAATTTAATTCCCAACTTTCCGAAAAGAAAGCTGCAGATCCTGTATTATCAGGGGCTTCTCCAGAAGCTATTGATATCGCCATAAGCATGGCTAGAATGGAGGTAATCCCTAAAAGCTTTGGAGCTGCTATGTTCGACATACCGGAGGGGAAAGATCCTAACCAGTATATTAATTCCATAACAGACAACATTGTTAGCACGGGGGTTCAAAATTTTAAAGATTTATCGACGCAGAATCCAGAATATCTAAGTGGATGGATTCAAAATAAACCTTATTTCCAGAATTCTAAAGCATATAACGATCTTAAAGCAATAACTAAGACGGAATTTAATACCATAGAAAATGGTATTTCCGATTTAGAAGTGGGTGAAAGTGCAGATTTTAGAAACAAAGAACTTAATAAAATCTCTTCCGGAAATCTGCAACACATGTTGGATTCAACAGTACTAAATTTTTTAAAAGAAATAGGAATTCAAAGGGCATCTGGTGCTGCTCCTAGTGACGAATATATTTTAAATAATGCTAAAGATGTTTTCGATTTTTTAGCTAAATCATTAACACCCCCACCACCACCTAAGCCAGCAGAGGCCACGCCTCCTCCTGTGCCGATAGATAAAACTCCACCACAAGCACCACCGACAGAAATTCCTGCAACAGTTACTACCTCTCAACCAGAAATAGTTAAACCAGTAACGGAGGCTGCTGCAACACCCCCCGAAGCACCTCCCGCAGCACCTGCTGCAACACCCCCTGCGCCAGATCAAACTCCATCTGTTGTTCAACAGACACAAACAAATGTTACTAATATAACAAATCAAGCTGCAGCTGAAACTGGCCCCAAAACTTTTGGTGCTGCTATAACAAAAGAATTTACCAAGGAGGAATCTCCTCTACTTACCATGCTTGGAGAGCAATTGGGAATGGGAGCAGGAGAAATTGCTAACATGTTTGCTGGAGCTGATATTGAAACATTCGACCAAGCAATTGCCCAAAGTTTTGGGGGAGAACCTAGCAATCTAACCCAACAAGCTGGAGAAATACTACAGAATCCTGATTTGGCTGCAAAAGCAAGCACTGCAGTACAAACTATAGCGCAAAGCGAAAGTACATCTACTGCAGTAAAAGAACAAGTTGCAAATGTAGTTTCACAGACAACTCCAATGGCAGAGCAAACCCCTGCTCCTCCAGCCGAACAACAAACTGCTACCCCGCCCCCTCCAGTACAGCAAACCCCTGAACCAGCACCACAGGCAGAGCCTGAAAAAAGCCCAGAATCAAAAGCTGAAGCGGAAAAGGAAAAATCCGCCGCAGCAGCAGAAACAAAAGCTGCAGACGACGCTAAAAAAGAAGAGGATCAAAAAATCAACGGGGAATTACTCAAAACAATGAGGGAAATTTTAAAGGTTCTCCAGGGTCCATTAATAGTTACAGACAACACCCACAAATTTTCATAGGGTACAGTTTTTTTTGTGAAACTTTCTTTCTATATTTGTATAGGATAATAAAAAGCTATGTCGGTTACCGAAAAGAAATATATTATGGAGGAAAATTTAAGAGAATCCCTAGAGGATTTTCTAAAAAATCCCTTCGATAACTACCAGGAATTGATTGGTTTGATTGAAAACAAAAACACCTTCACTGAATCTGAAATTAACAAGATAGTTTCTTTGCTCGGCAAGTTTCCTGCTTATGCTGTTTATCCAGTAATAGATTTATTTAAAGGAAACTTAAAAGAGGAAAATATTGGAGAATAATTTTTTTATTGAGCAAGATTCCAATAATTGTTTTGATAAAAAGCAGTTCAAGTTAGATCTTGTTTATCTTAGAATGGCTAAAGAATGGTCCACTAATTCTCATTGTAAAAGGAGTCAAGTTGGATGTTTAGTAGTCAAAGACAAAACTATAATTTCAGACGGATATAACGGAACGCCTACAGGATTTCCAAATGTTTGTGAAAATGAAATAAATGAAACCCTACCATACGTTTTGCACGCAGAAGCAAATGCTATAACTAAGCTTGCAAAAAATACGGTAAGTTCACACGGGAGCACAATGTATGTAACGCTTTCCCCGTGTTATGATTGCTCAAAACTAATTATTCAATCTGGGATTAAAAGAATTGTTTTTTGTGAGATTTACAGAAAAACAGATTCCCTCCAACTGCTAAACCAAGCTGGGATTGAAATTATTTATATTAACTTACTAAACCCTTTAAACCAAGAACCTGATGGCAAAGAGCATTCAAGAATTAGCTGAGAAATTTTTAATGACTTCTCAAGAAAAAGATTTCAAATCTTTATATGACAGGATTAAACCCGGTTTACTCAATCACTGTAAATCAATTCTTATTGACGAGGAAGTTGCACAGGATGCAGTATCCAAGACATTTGAAAAAATTTGGGTTAAGGTTGCTCAATATGATCCAGCTAGAGGGAATTTTTCCACTTGGGCATACAACATAGCAAGAAACGAATCACTTCTTATAAAGAAAAATTCCAAAAAATTTACACCTTTAGTATATGAATCTATCGAACTTGATGGTAGGGATCACGATGAATTCATTCCACTATCTGATATAACACCAGAAGATATTTTTGCTGAGCCTGAATGGGAAATAAATAATCAAGAAGGAGGATTCGATGATTTATATGACACGGTGCTAGAAAAGATGAAGCAGCTACCTGCAATTTACAAAGATATTTTAACTGATAGGGAACTACACAAGATGAAGTATCAGGATATCGCTGATAAATATGGAATGAAGAAAAGAGCAGTTGCAACTCGTATTAGAAGAGCAAGGATAAAAATCAGAGAGATGTTTCCTGGAATAAAATTAAATTTTATCGATTGATATGATAGATTTTTTAAAAGGACTAATTAGAATTTTTGGGGTTATCAGAGACATTAGAAATTATCTATTTCTCCGTAGGGTAACTAAAAGAGAATTGATGAACTCCCCAATTTGGGCAAAAAACAATCTAAGGGTAGACTGGATTGGGAGAATTTACACTGTCATGAATTTACCACCAGAAGTAACGATGGCTCCGGATTTACCCAGAGAACTTTGGCCCGCATATTTGATTGAGCAATCAAAAGGATTGAATGAATATCTCACCTCTCTTAACCTTCATGAAATAATCATTCCTGAATATAGAGAGATCCCTGAAAGCAATTCGTACTTATTGGTTTATTCTCCATATTTTAGAGATCTAACAAAATGGTGGATAGTAAGCAGAACTATTTTTTGGACCACTGCTATAATTATCGAGAGCAAAACACAGTGGCTATCACAAGCTTGGGCTTGGACAATATCATTATTTTAAAAATTGACAAATACCAATATTCAGAGAAAAAGCTATCCCTGGGGAAGAGCTTACGAGGTTATTATAGATCACCAGAATAAACTGGTTCTTCCCTCCGTTACAACCGTTTTAAAGCTCCTTACTGAGCCTAAATTCCAGCACTTGAGAGAAAAGTTCGGGAATGAAAAATGGCAACAAATACTGGATAAAGCTTCGTTTAGAGGAACAGTTATGCACTCCATGCTGGAGCATTTTTTATTAGAATATGCAGAATCCAAATCAGTAGACAAAAGTCTTTTATCTGCTCAAAATATTGCTAAAGAAGAGGAGAAGAATTTTCCAGACAAATTAGATCTGATTATTAAGGGAAGGGATCTTTTTTGGAATTTTTATCATGAAAAATTTTGGTCAGATATTAAATGTGTTTTACACAATGAACTTTTCTTATGGACAGATTTTAGAGGAGGATGGGCTGGAGCAACCGATTTCATTTTTCAGGATTTCAATGATGAGCACGTTGTAATAGATTTTAAATCAGCTAGCTCGCCCAAGGACGAAGATGATATTGATTCCTATAAATGTCAAATTTCAGCATATATGTTTGCTTATGCAGAAAGATATGGGGTGATCCCTCATCGTGGAGAAATCTGGATTTCTAACGAAAAGAATTCTTCGATCCAGAGATTTGTAGTCACGAGGGATGAATTCAAAGAACATCTAAGAAAATTTTTGGGCCTCCTGAAACAATTCAGAGAAATTCATTCTATTTGATGAAACATTAGATTTAAGAGGATCTAAAAATGAATATAAAAAATTAAAATGGCAGAAGAATTAATTACAGAAGTAGAAGTTGATCAGAAAAAAGTTCAGGAGTTGCAATCAGCTCTTGACAAAAAACACCAGGAACTGAGCAATAAGGTTTATGGTGTATCTATGAGTTCGAAAGATCTAGAGGTGTATAATGATATTATTTCCTCTTTAGAGTGGAGAGGGAAAGAAGCCTTAGGGATTTTAGAAATCACGAAAAAAATTGATGAGGTAAGAGAGGCTGGAATAAAAAATGGAGTAATCTTTATGAATGCTTTGGAAATTGAAGCAACCCACTATTTTTTAAATAAATTCTCGGGGCAGGGAAAATCCCTAGCAAGTGATTTTATCCGAATTTTTAAAGCTTTTGAACAGTCTTTAACCAACATTAGCCTAGATAATAAAGAGCTAGACGATCTAAAAAAAGATCTTGCGGCAGCTCAACAGGGATTAGAATCTGAATAAATATCAGATTTTTAACTTTTTAAGGCTCACTTTATCAAGTGGGCCTTTTTTCTGCGGATATATAATACTTAAAGAAATAACTTAGATGAAAGAAAACAAGTATTTCCCATATATTGTAGCTATTTCTGCAATCAGCATCTCGTTTTCTGCTGCATTTTATTCAATTTTCGGTATTGGTAAAATGTTTGCAGGTGCTTCTACCAACGTGATGGTGATGGCAGCTAGTTTAGAATTTGCTAAACTGGTCATAGCTTCTCTGTTATACAGATTTTGGGACGAAATAAACAAGGCACTTAAGGTTTACCTCACTATAGCATGTTTTGTACTAATAGTAATAACCTCGGCGGGGATCTATGGATTCTTGTCGTCTGCATATCAGGAAACCGCCAATAAGGTAGAAAATGTCGATAAAAACACTGCTGTTATCGAAAAAAGAAAACAAATGATCCAAAGACAATTGGATCAAGCAGAAAAACAGCTTGAACTTAAAAGTACCAGACAAAATACTCTTTCTGACATGAGAAACCGTCAACAGACTAATGCTGACAATCTCATAGCTCAGAATAAATCAGTTTCATCCGTTAGATCTCAGATGAATCAGCTTAGTAAAGAAAGTAAGACTTTGGATGATGATATAAAGATTTTACAAGACTCCATAGCTTCAAAAACTCAGCAAATTAACGATCTAGATCTGGAAATTTTGAATGTGTCTTCTAATAATGATATAGCTAACGAAATTGGTCCGTTAAAATTTATTGCTAAGATTACTGGTAAATCTTTAGATCAAGTCGTGAACTGGTTCATCATAGCTTTAATGCTAGTATTTGATCCGCTTGCTATTGCTCTAGTTGTTGCTGCTAACTTTGTTTTCTCTTATGTTAGTGAGAAAAAAAAGATCGACGAAGCACCAAAAAATCCAGAACCGGATAAGACAGAACCCGATAATACAGAACCCGATAAGACAGAAATCAAAATTGAAGAGGAATTAGAGGTACAAGCTCCTGAGGAAGAAGTGTCCACACAGGAAGAAATATTAGGAGAATATAAAACCGAAGAGGAGGGAATTTCTCTCACACTAAAAGGATTTGTAATTGGAGGAACTCCAGTAGCAGAAAGTTCTGATATAATAGAAGAAAATGAGCAAAAAGACATTCCAGAGAAAATCGAAGAAGCAATTGAAAAAGAAGAAGGAGAAATCATTTCTTCAGAAAATACGGGAAATAATGAAGAGAGTAAAAAAGAAGATAATGATATAGTTTACTCTCCAGATCTTTCAGAGGTTAGCCCGGATTTAACACCGGACGGAATAGAAGATGAGATTGATGATTTGTCAGAAAATTTAGAGGAAGGAGAATTTGGAGGATACAGACTTGGTAATGTTTACGGGAAAGAAAGAAAAAGTATCAAAGACTACAAGAATAAAAAGGAAATTCCAATCGACTTATTAGTCAGAAAAGAGGATCCTACCAGACTATAAGATGCCAAACGTACTAAAAACGGATTCAAGATATGTTAAATTCATTAATTGTAATCCAGAAAAACAGAAAAAAATAGTTTTCGAAGGATCTACTCTTAAAATAATAGAGGGATCTAAGGTTTTGCATTCTGTGGATATGTCTAATTTTTTTCATCCTGCTTCAATTACAGGTGGGAGTTTTAAGAAGAGAATTTTTATAGATCCTGAAACTTCATGGAATCTGTATGGTGGAAATATAGCTCAGGACCAGGGTGAGGTTTCTTTGGTTATAGTTAAAGTAAAATATGATAAATCTTTAACAGAGGACGAGAAATTGATTTTCTGGGAGTATAAGGGAAAAACATTCCCGATAAAAAACATTCTATTTTTAACAGGAAAAACCTTGGATCATATTAAACATCACGGATGGGATCTGGAACCATATAATGTATATGGTGACCCAACCGATGTTTCCCCTGTGGTAAATCCAGAATTCAGTCCTGTTTTAAGTCCACAACCAACCTCACCTGATTTTAGTTTGGGTGGAATTAAAATTATGAATACAACCAGAAAAGAGGTTGAAGTCGAAATATTAGTTATGAATTAATGGCAAAAGCACCCCTTATATGTAAAGCAGACCTAGCTAACACCTTAATAGAAGGAGGACAATTTAATCGTTGCACCTTTCAAGTAACTAAGGATTCCTTGGTTTTAAATTCCTTTGATTTTTGTGATTTTTCTCTTGACATAGATGATTTTTTTGCACAAACTGTAAAATTAAAAGGAGGTAGTGCTTTTCTTTTGGATGATTCTGGATTATCTAATGCTTTTGGGGAAGTTAAAGCACTTATAGTTAGTGTAAAATATCCAGCATCGTTTACAACCGATTCTAGTAAATATATCAATCTTATTTACGAGGAAAAAATCTATCCAATAGGAAGTTTCCATATTTGGACAGGTGAACCTGGTGCTGACGCAGGAAGGGGTATTTCAATATACCCAAGCAATTTTTTATCTAGTCCACTTTATAATGAGGGAGGTATAGTAATTCACAACCCGCATTCCAACGATGTTGAGATTACTACTATAGTTGCTTCCGGAGGTGCTCTAGGGACAGGAATTAGTGGAACTAGTGGAACTGGTGCTAGCCCGACAACAAGCGGAAGTAGTGGAACTTCTGGAAGCAGCGGATCTTCAGGATTGAACTCCACATATTTTGGAACAAGTACAACATTAATAACTCTACCATAATGCCATACTCAAATATAACAATAACGACAAATTCTAGTCTTTCCTTTAGACAGTATGACTTTATACAAGTAACACACGATGCTGACAATTATATTATCGGTAGAGTTGTTAGTTATAACTCAGCAAATGGACAATTAACTTTTACACCTTTAGTTGTAAAAGGATCTGGGAGTTTTAGTACCTGGGAGGTGACACTAACAGGGGATCCGGGTGATGATGGAACGAGCGGTTCTAGTGGAACTGCTGGTCAGAATTCCACATCAGGAACTTCAGGATCTAGCTTGTTTGTAAATAACGAAGGACCAAACAGAATTATTATATTCAATAATGATGGTACTGTATTAAGAGGAGCGTCTAATCTTACTTTCGATGGACACACCCTCGTAATAGATCCTTTTAGCTATAGCGTTGGTGGGGATCCTGTTTATAGAGTGGTTTATCACAACGACGGAACTGCTGGAACTGCAGGGATTGTTATTAGAGCAGCCATTCCAGGTCAACCATATTCAGGAATAGTTGAAAATAGGGTACCACACGATTATCAGCATCAATTTGTCGTTGGAAGTAATAATATAGCTCATATAGATGCACAGGGATTGCACATTCAACAAGCTCTGATCGCAGATAATGGAGTTTATTTTGAAAGCTTGGAATTAGATCCATCACAAACGAGATTTCTTGTGTGGGATCCTTCAACTAGTGGGGGTCTTCAGGGAAAAATTAAATGGAGAACTTCGGGTGCAGAAGGTGCTCAGGGACCAGCGGGAGCACCAGGTTCCTCAGGAAGTTCTGGAACGTCCGGTACATCTGGAGAAACCGGAGCATCTGGAAGTTCTGGGACATCTGGGGAAAATGGAACATCCGGTACATCTGGAGAAACCGGAGCATCTGGAAGTTCTGGAACATCCGGGAATGGAACATCAGGTACTTCAGGAGCTGGATTTGTTTGGAGAGGGGAGTGGCAGCCAATTCCAACAGTTTATGTGGGTGGTCAAGATGTAGTTTCATATACCGGAGGTTCATACATAAAAATCGGGGACGGTAACTCTGGCAGTGCTCCTCCAGACGATCCAGTAAGATGGGGTTTAGTTGCTGACAAAGGCTCATCGGGAACTTCTGGGTTAGCTGGAACATCAGGACAATCTGGTACTTCAGGTACATCCGGAAATGGAACATCAGGAACATCAGGCGAAACTGGAACATCTGGATCAACCGGTACTGCAGGAAGCTCTGGTTCAACTGGATCTTCAGGAACATCTGGATCTACGGGAACATCAGGATCTTCGGGGCAATCTGGTGCTGCGGGGACATCAGGTTCAAGCGGTACTGCAGGAAGCTCTGGTTCAACTGGATCTTCAGGAACATCTGGATCTACGGGAACATCAGGATCTTCGGGGCAATCTGGTGCTGCGGGGACATCAGGTTCAAGCGGTACTGCAGGAACATCGTTTGCCAGTCCATATTCAGGAAATTTAAACGTAACATCCGGACAAGCTTGGGTTAGTGCAGATGCTAACGGTAATACTACTTCATCAACCACGGTAAACTGGAACGATAGTAATGTTCAAACTTTTACTCTAAATGCAGCAACAACTACATTTACATTTAGTAACGGTCAAGCAGGTGCTACATATATTTTAATAATAAGACAAAATGCATCAGGTTCTCAAGTTATAACATGGCCCGGAACAGTTGCATGGACAGGCGCAGCTACTCCAACGATGACCTCGACTGCTAGCCGATACGATGTTTTCACTTTCATTTTTGATGGTAGCAAGTATTTCGGCTCCTATATACAAAACTTCACATAATGATAGTATTTCCGTTTTCTTTTAGGAAAATGCCAGCCTCAACATCCTCTCTTGAGATTTTTACTATGGTTGGCACTACTACATGGACTGCACCGGCTAACGTTAATTCTGTCGAATACTTAGTAGTCGGTGGTGGTGGAGGGGGTGGTAACGGCTATGATAATGCTGGTGGCGGAGGCGGTGGCGGAGGTATGGTATTAACAGGAACCCTATCGGTAGTACCTGGAGCTTCATATGAGGTAACAGTAGGCGACGGCGGTCTTGGTGGAGCTAATGCTAGAGCCAATAATGCAGGTCTTCCGGGAGATAATAGCGTATTTAGCTCAATAACAGCCCTTGGCGGGGGTAATGGCTTAGGATCAAGAACTGGAGGTGTAGCAGGGGTTGCGCAGATCAGTAATACTTCTTCCGCTACAGGTGGTAGTGGTTCAGGTGGAGGTAACGGTGGAAAGGGAGGTGGAGGAGCAGGGGGAGCTGGTTCTGCCAACTCAGTAGCAACAGGTGGAGCGGGTGGTTCAGGAATCAGTTCTTCTCTCAGTGGTTCAGAGGTTATTTATGGTGTAGGTGGTGCAGGAGGAAATGCTGGCACTCAAAATGGTGGTGCATC